TTGTACCATTTGCCACTGACTTTGCTGAAGAAGTCCGAAGCAACGCCAATCGTTTCCCAATGGAGAATTGCGCAACCTCATCAATTGGTCGCAGCTTGCACACTGGCGGCATAAGCAAATTTAGCGAAAATGCCAATCGCCCTAGTTTTGAAGAAATGCGCCGGGTAGGGTTATCTGTCGTACCACCCACAGCTGACATCCCAATGACCGTCACTGAAACCCGTGATCCGTGGTCATTTGGATCAGCGATCGAAGGCGTTGGAAACGAGCTGACAGCACCGACAGCAATCCTTGATGTGCCATCTTGCCAGCACGGGGCAATGATCTACAAAGAAGGCGTCAATTCGAAGACTGGCAAGGCTTACAAAGGCTTTGTCTGCACAGAGAAGAATCGTGACTTTCAATGTCCAGCCCGGTGGATTGATACCAAATGAGTGGCGACTTTGAGATGATCCGCATCGAATCGGGTGAGCGTACAACGATAAAGATGGATGGATCAGAGCTGAGAGATCAAGTGGCCCCCCCATCAATCGAATGGTGTGATCGAGGTGAACATTACGCATCAGTACTCAATGGGCGAATGACTGGATCTGGCGCATCAGAGCTTTGGATCTGCCTAGATTGTGCGAAGAAATGATCTCGGTGCGCCTACAGCGTGATGATGAATTTGTCTGCGCATCGGTTGCATTCCGCCGTGCATTTGATTCACCTAACAAGATCGATCGATCCTTTGAGAAGCTAAACCTTCACGAAGGCATTGCCAGAGATGCTGAAGCAATCGGTGCAGAGATGATCGTGGCTCATTACTTTGGCATCAAAGACTTTGAACCCACAGTAGGTGGATTCAAGCTGCATGCCGATCTAGGTGGCAACGTGGAGATCAAATACACCAAATACAAAGACGGACATTTGCTCATCTCAGAGCGTGATCGTGACTCTGACATTGCAATTCTTGTGACGGGAAAAAGCCCGGTCTATTGGATAGCAGGATGGACGACGGTCAAGAATGCTAAACGTCCAGCGCGTAAGAGAAGCGATGGCGCGTACTGGATCAATCAATCTGATCTACATCCAATCGAGGATCTTGCTAGGAGCGTTTATGCAATCAGTTAACTGGAAATGCCGAATGTGTAAGATCGAGATATTGCATCAAGTGCGTATTGTCTGCGATCTATTGCCACCGAATGTCCACGTGCTTGAATGCACAGGCTGTGGATACTTGGGGATAACTCTTGTGGAAATCTTTGATGAAGAAGTTTCCTCATGAAAATTGGATCGCTTTGCACCGGTTATGGTGGACTCGATATGGCGGTCGAAGCATATTTTGACGCTGAGACAGTTTGGGTTAGCGAGATAGATAAACACGCAAGTGCCATCATTAAAAAGCGCTTTGCGCTACCAAATTTGGGCGATTTAAAAATGATTGATTGGGACAACGTTGAGCCGATCGACATATTGACCGCGGGTTATCCATGCCAACCATTCAGCGTCGCAGGAAATAGAAAAGGTAAAGAAGATGAACGTCATTTGTGGCCCTATATCAAGAAATCTATTAGCATTCTACGACCAAGAATTGTCATATTGGAGAACGTATCAGGACACCTTAGCCTTGGATTCGATCAAGTACTCGCAGATCTTACCGAAATTGGGTATGACGCAAGGTGGCAAATTGTTCGCGCTAGTGATGTTGGAGCTCCCCATCGACGAGCAAGGCTTTTCATTATTGCCTACCCCCAAAGTGAAAGGTCAGGGAGACAAACCAATGCAATATCGTGGGAAGTCTCCAAGCTTGGAGGAGATATTTCATTTGCTTCCAACACCGACAGCGATGCACACACGCAACCACGACGAGCCGATCGAGGCATATCAAAAGAGGGTGAACGATTACGAAACGGGAAAGACCAAGGGAAAGCCGGGAATCAGTACCGGCGTCGCACTGAGATGGCTCAACAAGAATTACCGAATACGTTGGACGGATTGGGAAGATTAAACCCGTTATTTGTTGAATACATGATGGGGCTGCCGATTGGCTGGGTTACAGATTGCGGGTTAGCACGAACCAACCAACTAAAAATCCTAGGAAACGGTGTTGTTCCTCAACAAGCCTTTCACGCGATCTCACTTATGATGGACACGGAGGCAAATTATGCTTGAATGCTTGACATCCTTGACAGCATCGGTACGATCACTCTCTCGACGAGAGCCGCTGTGGCGGTGTAGCTCGCGGAGAACTATCTACTGGGGCGGACTATGTCTAGCGATGCTAGGGCAGCCATCAGCAATGGGCGTTGAAAAGATAGATATAAACCATTTCAAACTTTATGCACATTCAAGAATTATTGATGCAAAACAATATCAATGCTTAGAGCAGCTCTGGACTAAAGAATCCAATTGGAATCCAGCAGCCCGGAACGGTTCGCACTATGGCATTCCACAGATGCGTAACTCAAAGGTAAGATCATTAGATGCTTATACTCAGATTGATTGGGGTCTTCGCTATATAAAAGATCGATACTCCACTCCTTGCAAGGCTTGGACATTCTTCAAAGCGAATCGATATTACTGATGAGCAATTCTTGGAAGAAGGGTTCAACCCGTGGCTGGCGTGTAATCAGAGAACGTGTCTTGCAAAGGGATGGACATTGTTGCCAGAGATGCGGTCAATCTGAAGGCAAAATGCATATTGATCACATTGTTCCAAAACGCCTGAATGGCAGTGATCTAATGGAAAATCTTCAGACTCTCTGTGAATTTTGCAATTTATCCAAAGGGGGTCGGTTTTTTAGCGGTGAAGGAACACCCCCGACTCTCCATGGGTCTTTTGTACCCCAAAACGTGAGCATAAGTCATGATCAAGCCTGATCTGGTCATACTTGATGGGGGTAAGGTTGATCTAGTCTCAGATCGGCTGCAATCGGTTTTTTCGACGACAGCAGCTCCACGCATTCACTCACCGCTCAATGATTTGCCCTCACGCGGCGATGAATTGATCGATTTTGCAGCTGGATTCATTCCGGGCGGCTTTATGCCGTGGCAAAAATGGCTGGCGATTAATAGCTTGAAGATCAAGCCAGACGGGAGATGGTGTCATCCCATATCGGTCGCCATGCTTCCGCGTCAAAATGGTAAAAGTACATACATGCTTGCCCGAATTGCGATGGGCTTATTCCACTGGAACGAGCCGCTTCAGATTGCATCGGCTCACCGACTGGTCACATCGCTTGAGCAATTTCGGCAGCTTGTCGGAATGATTGAATCAAATGATGATCTGGCAAAACAAGTTAAACGCATTCGCTGGCAACACGGCGCTGAAGAAATCGAAACCAATCACGGATCGCGATTTATGATCAAGGCTGGCGGCGCAGCTGCTCGCGGTGCATCACCGACAACCGTTCATCTTGATGAATTGCGCGAAATGCACGATCTTGAATCTTTTGCCTCTTTACGATACGCCCTGATGGCTGCGAAAAATCCGCAGGTCAACGCGTTTACAAATGCGGGTGATTCTCATTCGGTAGTTTTGCAAATGCTTCGGGATCGAGGGCTAGCAGCTTCGGCTGGCGCTGATGATGACATCGGTTATTTTGAATGGTCATCGCCTACTGATGAGATTTCATTCGAGAATGCAGCTCTTGCCAATCCAGCGCTAGGCATAACGATTCACCCGGACAATTTGCGGGCAGTCTTGAATGATCCGCCTGAAGTAGTTATGACCGAGGTATTGTGTAGATTTGTTCAAACTATCTCCAGCGTTATCGGCGCAGCTGAATGGAACGCATGTGGCGATGATTCCGTTGATCTTGATCCAGAGAGGCTGACGTGGCTTGGACTGGACTTGTCCCCCGATAGGCGTCATGGCGCTTTGGTAGGGGCACAGAAATTGGGCGATGAACGATTTGTAGTCAAGCTGCTTCATCGATGGGAAAATCCCGTACAGCTTGATGATAAGGCGGTTGCAAATGATGCCGCTGCCTATTGCCGCAAATATCCGATTGAATATCTGCTTTACTCGCGAAGAACCTCTGGCGCGGTTGCAGCAAGACTTCAACCCGCTGGAATTCCAATCTTTGACATGGATTCCGATTATCCTCAAAGCTGCGATGAATTACTTGGCGCGATCAATTCCGGGCGATTGCGGCATGTGCCAGATAACGAATTGACCACTCAAATTCTTTCGGCGGTGCAGTTGCGTCGCGGCGATTCTTCATGGGTTATTGGAAGAAGGGCGTCACAGTCAGCCGTTTGCGCTGCTGTGGCAACGGCGCTTTGTACACACTTTGCGACACGCCCAGAGACGGAAATCGACATTTTGGTGGGTTGATCCTTGACAATTGAGAAAATTGTGCCATGGGACTATTCGATCGCAAACGTACAATTGAAGCGGTCGCGCCTATTCGCGGTGCTGATGTAGCTGCACAAATTGGACCCGCTCCGACACTTGATGCATTTTATCCATTTGGCGGTGCAGATTATCTTGCAAGCCGCGAAGAAGCCATGTCAGTGCCAGCCATTGCTCGCGCTAGAAATATGATTGCAAATTCAATTGCAACAATTCCAATGGTCACTCGCGACAAAACAACCGGACAAGTTGTTGATCAACCTGTAGTCATTACTGATCCAGATAAAAGAGTTCCCGGCGCTGCGTCTTGGGTTTGGGCGTGTGAAGATTTATTGTTTACAGGATTCAGTTATTTTCAAGTAATGTCTGTTTTTGCTGATACGGGCAGAGTCCGCGAGATGTGGCGCGTTGCTCCAAATCGCATTGGTGTCTTCTTAAATGACAAAGGCACACAGATTGATTATTACACCGTCGATGGAATGCAAGTTCCAAATGGATCAGTCATTGGCGGACTTGTTGTTTTCTACGGTAACGATGAAGGTTTATTGAATCGAGCTGGTCGCACGATACGCGCTGGCGCAGAGCTTGAAAGAGCTGCTGCAATGTACGCCCGCGAACCAGTCCCATCAATGGTCTTGAAATCAAACGGCACAGCGTTACCAGCTGATCGCATTGCAAAATTGCTTGATGCTTGGGGTGCTGCTCGTAGAAATCGCGGCACGGCTTTCTTAAATGCAGACATCACAATGGAGACAGTCGGCTTTACTCCCGAACAAATTGGGCTAAATGCTGCACGCGAAATCATCGCAACAGAATTGGCTAGAGCCGTGGGGATTCCGGCGTATTTTATTGACGCGCCGACAGGATCATCGATGACATACGCAAACGCCTCGACGGCGCGTCAAACCTTGTTGGACTTTTCGCTATTGCCACTGATGAACAGTTTGAGCAGCAGATTATCAATGCCGGATTTTACGCCATCAACACAGCGCGTCGAATTTGATCTCAAAGCGTACTTGCGCGGATCAGAAAAAGAACGTGCAGAAATTTACAAGATTTTGTTTGACATAGGAGCAATCACAACGGAAGAAATCAGACAAATGGAGGACATGATCTCATGAAGCTAACAACACCAATGCAAATCACCGCAGCTGATTCGGATTCACGAACAATTACCGGTCGCATCGTTGCATTCAATGAGCAAGCAAATGCATCAACAGGCAAAGTGGTTTTTGCTCGCGGATCTATTGTACCTCAAGACGTCTTTCTCAATTTAGAGCATGACATCACTCGCAGAATTGGTCGCAGCGTTGCAATGTCCGTCAATGACAAAGAAATGACAGCTACTTTCAAAATCGCTAACACAACCGCCGGGACTGATGCACTTACTGAAGCGATGGAAGGTTTGCGAGATGGATTTTCAATCGAACTAGCAGTCGATAACTACGAAATGCAAAAGGATGGAACTATGAAAGTGATCAATGGACAGCTCAAAGGCGTTGCACTTGTTACCGAACCCGCTGTGCGATCAGCGCGTGTTTCGGAAGTAGCAGCATCAGAAGATTCTGAAACTCACGAAGTATCAGATACAACAAACCCAAATGAAGGAGACAAAGTGGAAAACACTACCGAACAAGCCGCTCCTGCCGTTGACCCGGTAGAAGCTCCAACAGTCGAACCAGTACAGGCGTCATCACGTCCTGCTTACTTCACAGCACCACGTTCACCAATCGTCAACAAGGTTTCATATCTTGAGCATTACCTTAAGGCGACAATCTTGCATGACGAAGATTCTCGTCAATTCGTCAAAGCCGCCGATAATACGACTGGCACAGCACCCGGAATGGTGCCAACACCACAAAGCACACAGATCGTCAATGCATTAGCAAACGCTGATCGCGGAATGATCGATGCGCTAAGCCGCGAAACTTTAGTGGGCGAAGGAATGACTTTTGAAATTCCACGTGTCACAGCCGTTCCAACCGTTGCAAACGTTGCAGAAAATGCAGCCGTTACAGATTCATCACTATCAGCAACATTCTTGAGCGTCCCAGTACAGTCATTTAAGGGTCGCGCAATTTCAACCGTTGAGTTGATTGACCGCAGCCGCCCCGAATACTTGACAGCTCTTCTTCAGAATCTCGAATTTGCGTATGCAAAAGTAACTGATGAATTTGCTGTCGGAACAATTGCTGGAGCAGGTCAGCAAACTGGCGTCAATGCAAACTCATCGACAGGATTCTTGGCTTATACATCTCAAGCTGCGGGTGCTGTCTATTCATCATCACTTGGATTTGCTCGCAACATCGTTGTGTCACCCGGACAATGGACAAACATTATGGGCTACAACGACAATGGCACACCTCTTTACAATGCGGCTCAACCTTCAAATCAAGCTGGAAACGTTCGCGGTGATTCATTGCGCGGCGTAGTTTCACCGGGTCTGAATCTCTTTGTTTCTCGTTCAATCGGTAACGCTGGAGCGACAACATCAACAGGAGACTTCTCAATGGCTGTTATCAATCCAGATGCTTGGACATGGTACGAGTCACCACGCTTTACATTGCGAACAGCAATTCAAAGCGATGGAACTATTGACATTCTTTACTACGGTTATGCAGCAATTGCTCCAAAGATTCCATTTGGTGCTTGCTGGAACCAGACCTGATAACAACCAAATAACAAATGATCGGTAGCGGTCGCTCCCGGTCGCTACTTATACGAAAGGAACCGAGATGCCAGCCATAGTCACAGCTGCACAGTTGAGACAGATCCTTGGTGTCTCGGTTTCTTTGTACTCGGATGCGCAGCTTGAAAATATAATTGATTCAGCTGAGCAAACGATTTTGCCTTTACTGACTCAATACCAATCAGCGGTGACTTTTGCCAATGTGGATAATTCCGTCATTTATTTCACCACAATGCGACCAAATTACTTTGTGCCGGGTCAATCAGTAGTTATTACTGGCGCGGGTATCTATAACGCGACTTACACAGTCACCGATGATCGCATTGAGCCTTATACGTTTACAGCGGCAACAGCGGCGGCTGATCGAACATACCCATTGCCTTTTATTCCAAGTGCATTGGCTACCTTATCCGGTGGATCAGCCGCACAGCTGTACGCAAGTACTCCCCCAATTGAAAACGCCGTTCATTTTAGGTCGCAGCTTGAGCAATAGAGTGATCGGATTATTAGGTCCATTTTTAGATGTCGAAACGATGTGTCAATGAGCATCGAAGCCAATATCCGCACACCATTGCAGACAACACTTTCATCAATTGCTGCCAATGTGTATAACGGCATTCCAGAGACAATGACAAGTCCATCGATTGTCCTTGTGCCAGATTCACCATATCTGGAAAGTACTTTGATCAATGGATCGACCACAAAAGTTAAAATCAATTTTTTGGTCACTGGCGTGGTCGGATATTCCAGCAATGCAGCAGCTTTGACCAATCTTGAAAATCTTATGATCTCAATCATTTCAACCATGCCCGGCGGATACACCGTGGGCGATGTCAGCACACCCACACCTTTGGAAGTCGGCGCAGGAAAATTCTTGACGGCTGATTTGCAAGTCTCAACGTACTACACCGACTAAGGAGAAAAAAATGCCAACAACAATCATCACGGGCAGAGACATCAGCTTCACCATTGCCGGTGCAAATTATGATGCTCAAGCCACATCAGCGACTTTGACAGTCGATTCAACGATCAACACATATCAAACACTTGATGGAAAAGCGTATTTCACCACAGATACACAGGGATCATTTGCGGTTGAAATGCTAGCTGACTGGGGAGCTGCAAGTTCACTCTGCGAAGCTCTTTGGACAGCGGCAACAAACGCACCAAATACAGGTCTTTCAGTAATTCTAGGCGCGGATTCTGGAGCATCATTCCAATTTGATGTCCAGCCAATCTTGCCTTCAGCTGGCGGCACTGCACCAGATGCGCAGACCGTTTCACTTGCATTCACTTGCGTCAGCACACCAGTACTCACAATCACCTAAGCAAAAGGAGCCGGGAGCATGAAACTACCAATCACAATCGAATACACAGCAGGGAACAGCGAAACCTAC